TTCCTGGGTTTTTTTTAAAAATCCCATTCCCGCAAAAATATACACCGGACAAAAAATTTTTTTACCGGACAAAAATAAAATCCGGTCGTGATCGGATGATCGTGAGCGGAAGTGGATGGGTAATACTAGCCATCCACTTACCGTATTTAATATAATTTACCAATATAACCATTAATTTTTCTAAGTAATTCTTTAGGTAACGTCTTTTTAAAATTAAGATTAGGACGAATTGCTGATTTATGCTTATATGTTCTCTTCACAGGAGACCACTTAGGTAACGATACATTCTTTTGAGCATGGGTTAACTTGTCAGCACGCTCTTTCCAAGTAACCATCTTTCTATACATACGATGGCCACGCTTCAATTTTTTATCAACAGTACGAGCGTCCCAAGAAACCCTTCTAAACCGATAACGAGAATCGTTCTTAAGATTGGATCTTAAAGGTTTAGCTTTGGCATAATACGCCTTATAAGGAATAAGCTTAACCATATTAACAACGATTAATTTATTTATGATTATAATTCGTCTTGACCGTAAGTGTCATCAACACCATCAGTTGTAGTATTAATAACAGACTGTTGGAGATCTGGCAATTGCTCCAACTGATTAGTCATATTAACACGAACAGTGTTCTTAATGGTGTCAATTTTCATCTGACAAGTATCTTCACGTCGAACGAGGATCTGAGAACTACCAGTAGTAATGGTTGAGTTCAGCGCGACATTAGACCAAACTGTTTGGCCCAAAACATACAAAACACCAATAACTGTAGAATTTTTAAACGTCTTAATTTCGCCGCTAAAATCTACACTATTCAAAGGTATACGGTTCTTCATTGAAAGAGAGGTACGATACTCTACACCTGGTTCGAGATCAAAAGTTTCGGCCTTAACAGTCCTCCAAAATCTATTAACAAAACCGCGAACCTGTGGACTACCAGGAACTAATGACGGGTCCAATTGAGCGACATTGTTAATAGTACCCTGACTAGCAGTTGTATTAGCGGTATTATAGTAAGGAGCACCAGCATGGTTATAATCAGTATACCAATTATTACCAATTACTGTACTAGAGTTATTAAACACAATACCGTTGCCAACTAGTCCAAGAGATGCAACAGAACCGGAAACAAACTTTGGTTGATTGATAGTAGATGCATACATCAACATGTTGATGGGGGTATTCGGAATATTATTACTAGAAGGATCTTTAAAATAATGTGGGAAATCAAATTTAGGTCTGTACCAAACCAATTTACATTTACATGCATTAGTAGACGAATTATAGAAAGACAACTTGGACAGATACTTATCTATAATACATTTTTGTTGCAATTGGGTACCGGTGCCAAGAGTAGGAGAAGTGACTAGTGTATCCGAAATGACAGAAGCAGCTAATTGGTCAAACAAAGGACCAAACAATGCACCTGTCAACACAGGGATACCAACAGCACAGGTTCTACCTGAATCACAATCCATTTGGAAATTCCATTTACTATTAAAACACATTGGAGGATTGATAGTAGATTGCAGTAACTGTCTAAAGCTTTGTTTTCTGCGCTTCCCGATAGACAAACCCCTTGAACGCGTTAAACGACCACCTGAGGAAGGACGGGTTTTACCACGATTAAGGCTACGCCTCGAACCGGGTGTACCCTTAACGTACCTACCAGTACGAGAACGCTTTCTTAAATACGGCATAGTCGGAGGATTATTATGATAATATCTCGCGGCTTTATAAACAAAAGGACCACTAAAAGCGTGAAATGCTGGAAGAAAACTCATTTATTTAATTAATTTATGAATGTATTTAAAAAACCTTCATTACCAAATTCATTATCAAATTCATGTAAAAATGTATCATCTAAATTAGGTGGCTCATCGGCTAACTCAAATCGGGCTCTGACGACTCGCTCGAATTCTTCCGGGGGAGTAGCCAACTGACCAGGCGGTTCAAGGACTGCAACAGCTTGAAGAGGGCAGAGGTCGAGGTCGGAACCCTTGGTGAATCGTTTAATTCGACCAGGAAGGAACTCACAAACGACTGCAATTCGTCTAAGAAGCTGTTGTATGCACTCAGGTGTTCTTGTCGACCAGGTCTCTGCAGGAGATTTGGGGGATGTGACAATAATCCGGCGAGCTGAAAACTGTAATTGAGCTCCCTTAACTTGGACTTGAAGTGGGTATTCATCAAAGAGCTGAAGGAGGAAGGAAAACTTCGAAAAGTCGCATCGGTATTCATCAATAACGACGGTTGAATCAAAGAGAGGGTCGTAGCCGCACCACCAGGGGCTGTTCTGCTTCCAATAAGAATTGGGTCCCGCCACGTCTCTGGCTGCGTGACTCTTTCCGGTTCCTGTAGATCCATAGAACCAAAAGACTTGGGACTTGAAGTTTCGACGAGGGTAGAGGGTTTGTTTAATGGCCATAACACCTTTGTGGTACTTGAGGAAGTTGGGACAGTCGAGGGCGATGATGTCTGATATGGTGACGGTGGGGTCCATGGCTGCGTTGCAAATAACTCGGAGATCGTTTCTCTCTCCTTGAGCAGGTCGCGGTCCTCGCTCGAAGACATCAGTACCTCTAATGCGGTCGGACTGCTTGGAGCAATAATCAATGTTTGATTCAGCGCTACCCTTGGCCGCTTCGATATGGGCGCGTTCTCCAATAAGCCGCTTCCAGGTCGAGAAAACAGTGGAGCCGGGTAACTGTGCATATCCCTGCAAGTGAGGCGTTCCTTCAGTGCCTGTTTCCTCTTGGAAGATAATATATTTAAAAACTCCATTCTTTAAATGGTTGACTTCAGCGTCAGTATAGTTATTTAAAGTAAAACAAATAGAACGTGGCTTTGCCATTATTGTAACATTAATTTATGATTAACATGCAAAAATATACAAATTATAAATGTTCTAGAAGGATTCCTGGGTTTTTTTTAAAAATCCCATTCCCGCAAAAATATACACCGGACAAAAA